AGTAACATTACATATGACAGGCGAAGGTGCTCAAACAGCACAAATTCGTATGGAACAGTACAATGATAGTGCTGATGCTCCAGATTTAAGAACAAGAAGATATAGAGGTACAATTGCCTCGCCAAGTGCCGTATCATCAGGTGATTATCTATATAGAAGTAACCACGAATACTGGAATGGTTCAGCACTTATTGTTGGTGGTAGTTTTGCTTTTGACAACACTAATAATGCTAATAGAACACAGTTTGCTGTTTCAGTTACTACAGATGGTACATCAGCGGATCCTAATAATGCAAGTAAAACACAATTTAAGATTGATGGTAACGATAGTGGAGCTATTACATTTAATAACGCATACAAGTTTCCAACAAGTGATGGTGTTTCTGGCCAAGTATTACAAACAGATGGTTCTGGTACTTTAAGTTTTGCCTCTCTAGCAGGTGGTGGTATAAGTGGAATAACCATACAAGAAGAAGGTTCTTCATTAACAACTGCTGCTACAGCATTAAATTTTGTGGGTGACGGTGTAACAGCATCTGGTACAGGTGCTACAAAAACAATTACTATAAATTCAGGCAGTGCAGATTTTAGCGCTGTAGATTCAGATATAACACCAGATACACATAACACTTATGATGTTGGCCAATTAGGTTCAGCATTTAGAGATTTTACTTTTGTTAGAAAAATACAAAAGAATGTTGAAATATTTACGAATGCTTTGGGACTAGGTACTGTTGCAACCAATTTAGGTTTCAACATAAATACAAGTGCAGCTAACTTTACACAAGTTTATACAAATGCTGGCGGACTAGACAGTCCAGTTTTAGGTGGCGGAGCAGCTGCCTTTGATGACAACAATCCGGCATTTTTGTTTTAGGGGGAATGAATGGCAGATAAAACACCAATTAGATTAGTCTTTACAAGTGGTACTCCCACAGGTATTGCCGAGTATCAAACCGGTGAAACTATTGGTGTTGAATTTGGTGGTACAGGTGTTACTACTTTAACATCTAATTCAATCTTAACAGGTAACGGCACAAGTGGTATTCAATCAACAGCGTTACAAATTAGTGGCACATCAGTTTCATCTAGCGACTCGACTTCAATTCAATTAAATGAGGCCGTAGATATTACAGGTGCATTGACTGTAGGTGGTAGTGCAACTATAACAGGTAACTTAACTGTAAACGGTACAACAACAACTGTCAATTCTACAGCAGTAGAAATACAAAACGCATTTATATTTGAAGGCGCAACAGATGATAATTTCGAAACAACTTTAACAGTTGTTGACCCAACAGCAGATAGAAGTATATCTTTACCAAATGCTTCAGGTACGATTGTTCTTAAAGATACTACAGACACATTAACAAATAAAACAATTAATGGTCCTGATAATACATTAACAAATATTGCAAATGCCTCACTATCAAATTCAGATGTAACCATTGGTAGTACATCTATTTCACTAGGCGCTACATCAACAACAATTGCAGGTTTAACAAGTTTAACATCAACCACACTTACAGATGGCACATTAACAGTTACAGGTGGTAATATCACAGGTGCTGGAAGTATCACAGGTTCTGGAACAATCACAGGTGGTACAATAACAGACGGAACAGCTTCTATGTCAAGTGGTTCTTTAACAAGTGTTGTAAATGTTACAGGTTCAGGTACAGCTAACTTTACTACAGATGTACAAGTAAATAGCGTATCAGTCGCTACAAGACCATTTGCTATTGCCCAAGCTGTTGCGTTAGGATAACACTAATTTTTTATTATAAATATACCTGAAAAGGTAAAACAAGGGTTATAGAATGGCGAATCCAACAAGTAGAGAAACACTAAAACAATATTGCTTACGAAATTTAGGTAAGCCTGTTATCGAAGTCAATGCTAGTGATGACCAACTAGAAGACAGAATTGATGAGGCATTACAATATTTCGCACAATATCACTATGACGGTATTAGAAGAACATACTTAAAATATAAGTTGACTTCAGCCGATAAGACTCGCTTGGCCGCAATTAATCCTAGTTCAGAAACAGCAACAAAGAATTCAGTATCAACAACATGGTACGAAGATAATAACTTTTTGGTCGTACCAGAATCAGTTATCTCAGTAATCAATATTTTTCCATTTTCAGATAAAGGTAACTTAAATCTATTTGATGTTCGTTATCAATTAAGATTAAATGACTTATACGATTTTTCATCTACTTCAATAATTAACTATGATATTGTTTTAAGACACTTAGATTTCTTAGACCATGTTTTAGTTGGTGAAAAACCAATTCGTTTTAACCAACACGATAATAGATTATACATTGATATGGACTGGACAAACGACTTAACGACAGATGAATATTTGGTAATTGAGTGTTATAGAAAATTGGATCCAGAAAGTTATACAGATGTTTATAATGACATATATCTAAAAAGATATACAACTGCCTTGTTTAAAAAACAATGGGGTGCCAATTTAAGTAAATTTAACGGTGTTGCTATGGTCGGCGGTGTTACACTTAATGGCCAACAAATATACTCCGAAGCTTTACAAGATATTGAAAAACTAGAAACGGAAATTAGAAGCACATTCGAATTAAATCCAGCAATGATGATAGGATAATGCCATGGCCGTTAATCACTTTTTTCAAAACGGAAACGGCATTGGCAATACCAATGAACAAAGACTACATGAAGATTTAATCATTGAAGGATTAAAAATATATGGACATGATGTCTATTATTTACCTCGTACTTTAGTCAACCAAGATTTAATATTAGGCGAAGACACACTTTCTAAATTTGATGATTCATATTTAATTGAAATGTATGTTGAAACAAGTGAAGGCTTTAGTGGCGAAAGAGAATTAATTAACAAATTTGGTTTAGAAATTAGAGAAGACACAACATTTGTTTTATCTAAGAGAAGATGGAATAATGCCGTTGATTCGAATCATACAATGATTAAAGAGGGTAGACCTAACGAAGGCGATATTATTTACTACCCATTAATGAATTCATTTTTTGAAATTAGTTTTGTAGAAGACCAAGAGCCGTTCTTTCAATTAGGCAATTTACCTGTTTATAAATTAAAAGCGAGAAGGTGGGAATACAGTTCAGAAAGATTAAATACAGGTGTTACAGATATTGATAGTGCTGAAGACCAATATACATTAGACCAATTAGCACATCAAGTATCATTAGAAGATGGCACAGGTGCATTACAACTAGAAAATGATAGTGCAAGTGGTGATAGTAATTACTTCTTATTAGAAACTTACAATATACAAACACAATCGCCATATGCAGATAATTTAGATTTAGATAGTGAGGCTGGTTTTAATACAGCCGACACTTCAGACGATATATTGGATTTCACAGAAAGAAATCCTTTTGGAGAGGTTGATTTCGGATAATGTTTGGATATTTTTACAACGAAAGTATGAGAAAAATGACCGTGGCTTTCGGTCAACTTTTCAATAACATACAAGTTAAAAGAACAGATAGTTCAGGTAATGTTGTTCAATCTATTCGTGTACCTCTTGCTTATGCACCCAAAGAAAAGTTTTTAGTTAGATTAGACCAAAAACCTAATTTAGATGAAAGAGAATTTGCAATTACATTACCTAGAATGGGGTTTGAAATTACAGGTATTTCATATGACTCTGGCCGTAAATTAAATAAAATACAAAAATATAAAACTGTACAGACAGGTGATGACGGCAAAGTAATGAATTATAATTATACACCTGTTCCTTACAATATAGATTATAGTCTATATATTTTCACAGCAACGGCTGAAGGTGGCCTACAAATTGTAGAACAAATCTTACCATATTTTCAACCTGATTATACAGTTTCAATTAAACAAATACCAGAGTTAGAGATTGTAAGAGATGTTCCGATTGTACTAAATAGTGTTAACTATGAAGATAGTTATTCAGGTGACTTTACAACTAGACGAGCTGTGGTATATACATTGAATTTTACAGCAAAAACTTATTTGTATGGACCGGCACAGACACAGAAAGTTATTAAAGAAACACAGGCTGACTTATACACAGATACAGATACAACTAGCAAAAGAGAAGAAAGAATTACTGTGGTACCTAATCCCACAAGTGCAGATGCAGATGATGATTTTGGATTTACAACAACAATAACATTTTTTGAAGACGGAAAAAGTTATAATGTAACGACTGATGAAGATGTTTGATAATTGAACGGAGTTTTAAATGATTAAAGTATTAGATAATGTTTTTGATGAAAAATATTTTTGTTCGACACTAGAAGAATGTAATTTGATAAATTTTAGAACAGGAAATTTATTTGATTTTAACCATGTTAATTTTCCTTTTTATATGTCTAAAGATATTGCTAAAGATGATGTAGAAGCAATTTCAAAAAGAGATAAAGCTTTTGGTACCTTAAAAACTGAATATTCAGTTAACACACTTCAATGGGTACACGCTATAGTAGTTCAACATAGAGAAAGAATACAAGGCAAATATGTTAATTCAGAAGCATATCCTCATTTAGTGCCTATGATTACAACAGCCTTTCATAAACATTTTCCTGATTATAAAAATTATGTTTTAGATAGAATGAAACTAAATTTGTTAATGAAATCTACATATATAAAAGAAAAAAATAAATTTTATAATATACCTCACATAGATGAACCTAAAAGACATATATCAATTATACTTTATCTAAGTGATAGTGATGGCGATACTGTATTCTTTAAAGAAAGAGATTTTAATATCAATACTGATGTTAAGTTAACAGAAATAGCCAGAGTAAAACCTAAGTTTGGAAGAATGGTAGTTTCTGATGGACATTATCACACAAGTTCGAATCCTTTTGATAAAGATTTTAGATTAATTTTAAATAGTGTGTTTATTCATCCAGATGAAGACTTAACCAAAGCTTAAATTAAATTAATAAATAGTATTATGAGTTTAGAAAATAAAGTAAATGAAATTTTAGGTTTAGAACCAGCCAAAACTCCAGAAGAAAAGAAAGAGTTTAAGGCGCCGGTACCTCGTAAAGAAGATGAAAAATCTCCTGATGTTGATAATGATTACAAGTATAGTAGAGAAAACTATTACAATCTTATTGAAAGAGGACAAGAAGCTATTGATGGTATCTTAGAAGTAGCAAGAGAAGGACAACATCCAAGAGCCTATGAAGTTGCCGGCGCATTAATTAAAAATGTGGCCGATACAGTAGATAAACTACAAGATTTACAAAAGAAATTAAAAGATTTAAAAGAAGTACCTAAGACAGCAAATAATAATATTAAAAATGCTTTGTTTGTAGGTTCGACTGCCGAATTACAAAAAATGTTAAAGTCAAAAGATGAAGTTATTGAAGGCAAAGTTACAGAACCAGAAGAAAAAGATATTTCAGATAAGTGATTTAAACTATGTTAAAAATGGACTTGCATTGCAGGCCATTTTAGACGGCGAAGAAATGATAAATCCTATAGAGATACTACAAAAAGAAATATCAGAAACTCCTCGTATGGGAGCTGCAAATCAACCTTACAATGAACACAGATATGCAGTACATAAAGGCAGTAGTCGAACACAGGCTGCCGTTAAATTAGGGTACACGCATATAGAAGGTATAATAATCAATGAGTGACGCATACTTAGGTAATCCAAATTTAAAAAAGGTCAACACACCACAAGAATTTACTAAGGAACAAATCTTAGAATATAAGAAGTGTGAAAAAGACCCTCTTTATTTTATGGAAAAATACATACAGATTGTATCACTTGATGAAGGTCTTGTACCTTTTAAGATGTATGAATTTCAAAAACATATTGTAAGAACTATACACGATAACAGATTCACTATTTGTAAACTACCGAGGCAGTCAGGAAAGTCAACAACGACTATTTCTTACTTATTACATTTTGCGCTTTTTAATCCTAATTCTAATATTGCTATACTTGCAAATAAATCATCTACGGCTCGTGACATCCTCGGAAGATTGCAACTCGCATACGAAAATCTTCCTAAGTGGTTGCAACAAGGAGTAATTAACTGGAACAAAGGTAACATTGAATTAGAAAACAAATCAACCATTGTTGCGGCTGCTACTTCTTCAAGTGCAATTCGAGGTGGTTCATTTAATATTATTTTCTTAGACGAGTTTGCTTTCGTACCGGCTAATATTGCCGAAATGTTTTTTAGTTCAGTTTATCCTACTATCTCATCTGGTAAAAGTACAAAGATGATTATTGTATCAACACCTCACGGTATGAATATGTACTACAAGTTATGGGTTGATGCAATCAATAAA